TTCTACGTAGTAAATGCTCGTGGTAACGTATGGGGTGGTGGTACTCCAACAACTTTGTCTGATTGGGATTCTATCGTTTCTCGTTTGGATAAGCAAGGTGCTATTGAAGAAAACGTAGTATTTGTTAATCGTGGTCTTAGTTTTGATATTGACAATATGTTAGCTACATTGAATGGTTACGCTACAAGCGGAGCTGCTAATGCTGCATCTTATGGTCTTTTTGATAACGATGTTGATATGGCGTTAAATTTAGGTTTCTCAGGTTTCCGTAGAGGTTATGATTTCTACAAAACTGATTGGAAATACTTAAACGATCCAACAATGCGTGGTGGTTTGAGTAGTGCTGCTGCAACTGCAACAGGTACTATTACAGGTTTGATGGTTCCTGCAGGTTCTACCTCAGTTTACGATCAGATTATGGGCAAGAATGCTAAACGTCCTTTCTTACACGTTAGATATCGTGCTTCTGAAGCTGAAGATCGTCGGTATAAGACTTGGATTACAGGTTCTGCCGGTGGAGCTGCTACTAGCGACTTGGATGCAATGGAGGTTAACTTCCTTTCTGAGCGTTGTGTATGTACTCTTGGAGCAAATAACTTTGTATTGTTCCGTTACGGATAGTCAAAGAAGGTCAATATGGAGGGTGTCTTTAAAGACACTCTCCTTTTTTAAATCAAATTAAATTAAATAAAATGGCAAAAGCTACAGGAAGTACAGATAAATTATATAAATTAAAAGGTGGAAACCCTCTTTCTTACACATTAGCATCAAGGAATCACCCTCGTTTTCCACTAATGTGGTTTGATGAGAAGAACAACCAAAATCGTGCTTTAAGGTATTCAGTAAACCAAAAGTCTCCTTTTGAGGATGAACAAGATGGGAATGCTATTATTGAGCCGATTATATTTGAAGATGGATTTTTAAGAGTACCAAGAACAAATCCTGTTTTACAACAGTTTTTACATTACCATCCATTGAATGGCAACATATTTATGGAGGTAGATAAAGAGAAAGATGCAAGTACAGAGGTTGAGGACTTGAATATAGAAGTAGATGCTCTAGTTGAAGCTCGTCAGCTTACACTTGACCAAATTGAGACATTAACAAGAGTTTTATTTGGAAAAGACCCATCAACAGTATCAACTGCTGAGTTAAGAAGGGATATTTTGGTGTATGCTAAAACAGACCCTAAAGGATTTTTGAATGTATTAAACGATCCTGAGTTGAGATTTCAAGCTAAAGTTCGTTTATTCTTTGAAAATAAATTATTAATATTAAGAAATTCAGAGAAAGAAGTATGGTTTAATACCATTACCAATAAAAAGAAAATGTTGTCAGTTCCGTTTGGAGAAGACCCATACGATATGGTTGCCCACTTCTTGCAAAGCGATGAAGGATTGGACTCACTGAAGATGCTTGAATCATCTTTAGCCTAGTAGATTCTTGATTTTTGATTGATTAGTGATTAAAGAAGGGGGCACTTATTGTGTCCTCTTTTTTTTATGTATATTTGTAAAAAAAGAACTAATGATAAATGGAGTAAGAAATGCTGTTTTATCAGTACTTAATAAAAATAATTACGGATATATATCTCCTTCTGATTTTAATTTGTTTGCAAATAATTCTCAAATGGAGATTTATGAAGAATATTTTAGTAGTTATAATAAAGTTATAAATGCTGAAAATACTCGTACATCAGGTGTAGAATATGCTGATATGGAACAACCCATTGCAGAGGTTTTAGAATATTTTTTAAGGACAGATTATTTATCAAAAATTTCTGCTAATAAATTCTCAATGCCAACACCAACCACTACAGGATATAATACATATATGTTGTTGGATGTTAAATGTAAACCTGTTATTCTTAAAACAGGTACAAATACAAGTGTAGTTTCTTTACAATTAGTTGATAGTACTGCATTATTTACTACATATGGTATTGCTGCAGGAGATGTTGTAACTAATTTAACTACAGGGTTAGTATCTACAGTAGTTTCTGTAGTAAGTAATACAGTTTTATCATTAGATTCAAATATATTTTTAGCATCAGGTAATTCCTATGTTATTATTTCTTCCGCTACTATTGTTCAAACAGAAAAAGTAAATAATTCAAAACTTGGGTTATTGGTTAATTCCAATTTAACTGTTCCAACAATTGAGTTCCCTGTTTATGGACTACAAGGTTCAGAGTTAACTTTTTATCCTGTTACTATAACCAATAAGGGTCAAGTAGAAGCAACTTATTTTAGGTATCCGGAAGTACCAAAATGGACTTATATCTCATTAGCTAATGGTGAACCTGTATTTGACCAATCTCAACCTGATTATAAAGACTTTGAGTTACCTATTGAAGATGAGTATAAATTAGTAACTAAGATACTTGAGTATTGTGGTATGTCAATTAGAGAAATAGAAGTTACTCAGTTTGGGTTAGGTCAAGAACAAGCTCAAAAGCCTACATTTAGTATGCAATAATAAAATTTTAAAAGATGGCATATATATCACAATATGAATATTATGAAAATGGAGGTGTAGTCCCTGAAGATAAAAATTGGGGATCATACCAATATGTTAGTTTGACGGACATTGTTAATAACTTTTTATTAATGTACTCAGGAAACCATTCATTGGTTAACAATGAAGAGCGTTTCAAGGTATTGTTCCACGCTAAACGTGCAATACAAGAATTAAATTACGATGCATTTAAGGAGATTAAAATATTAGAATTAACAGTACCTGATAATTTAAGGTACATATTACCATCTGATTACGTCAATTGGGTTCGTGTATCGTTGTATAAAGATGGATGGTTGCGTCCATTATCTGAGAATATTCAAACACTTTCATCAAGAGCATATCTTCAAGACAATACAGGAAGGATTTTATTTGACCAAGATGGTAATGCACTTTCTCCTCAATACTCAGAGATAGACTACGACAGGCTAACGCATATTAAAAAAAGTATATACCTTAATCAAGGAAGCCAATTTAATGGTCAACTTGGATGGAATTATGATGGTATGTGGTATTTTGATTACAGTATAGGAACAGCGTATGGATTAAATACTGAGACAGCTAATTTTAATCCTACATTTAATATTGAAAGAAAGACAGGAGTTATTAATTTTGACTCGTCAATGGCAGGAGAATCTTGTATTCTTGAGTATATATCAGATGGTATGGAGCAAGGAGACAACTCTTTAATAACAGTAAATAAGTTATTTGAGGCATATGTTTATGCAGCAGTTGAGTATGAGATATTGAGTTCTAAACTTGGTATACAAGAATATATTATTGCTCGTTCTCGTAAAAAAAGAAAAGCATTGTTAAATAATGCAAAGATTAGAATCAGTAACATTCATCCCGGCAGACTCTTAATGAATATGAGAGGTATGGACAAGCAAATAAAATAAAATGGCAAATTTCACAAGGAACTTTATAGCAGGAAGGATGAATAAGGTTGTTGACCAACGTCTTTTACCTGAAGGTGAGTATATTGATGCTATGAATATTAGGATGGGTTCTACAGAGAACTCAGAGATTGGTGTTATTGAAAATACAAAAGGCAATCTACCTATTATACCATTAACATATATAGATGGAACACCATTAAGTGCAACTGCAAGATGTATTGGTGCTATTCAAGATAGTGCTAACGAGACTATATATTGGTTTGTTCACGATGATAATTTTAGTGTTGGAGCTACAGGTAAACTTGATTTAATAGTATCTTATAATGTATATACAAAATTATTGACATACCACGTTATTAGCATTAATGATGGTAGTAATGTAGATACAACTTTAAATTTCAATCCAAGTTATCTTATTACAGGAGTTGACATTATTAATGGGTTGTTATTTTTTACTGATGATTACAATGCTCCAAGATTTATTAATGTATCAAGGAATTACGCTAATCCAATTGCCAACATAGACCAAACAAGTGCAGAGTCTTTGCTTGTAATTAAAAAACCACCTACTGAATCTCCTTCTATTGAGCCTATTGTAACAAGTGGGCAAGAGAATTATTTAGATACAAGATTTATTTGTTTTGCATATAGGTACTTGTATATTGATGGAGAGTATAGTGCAACATCACAATGGTCTCAACCTTCATTTATTCCAAATCCTTTTAGTTTTAGTATAGGAAGTTTCTTAAATGAAGGGATGACTAACTTTTGCAATTCAGTTATAATAACTTATGACTCAGGTGGTCCACTTGTAGTTGGTATTGACTTATTATTTAAACAATCTAATAGTAATATTATTAAAGTTATTGAGAAATTAAATAAGTTAAATTTAGGATTTGCAAATAATACTGATTATAATTATACATTTACAAATAGCAAAATTTTTACAATATTAGCTGAAAGTGAATTATTGAGATTATATGATAATGTACCTAGATACGCTAAGGCTCAAACAATTATGGGCAACAGGTTAATGTATGGTAATTATGTTGAAGGATATAATTTAGTTGATGAGTTTGGTAGTCCTATTAAATTTGAATATACTACTGAGTTAATATCTACTCCTATAGGAAATTCAGATATTATTGATGGATCAAATTCAAGTAATTACACAATTGATATACCTACAAATATTGCAGATTCTGAAGTAACATTTGACTTAACAGGGCAAAATTTAGTTCAAGGAGCTTCTTTTAATTTAGAAGTAAGTATAACTCATTCTCAATTTACAGGTCAAACACCTTTTCCTACTGAAACTACAGATGTAGTAGTATTAAATTTTGCATTTTTTTTATCTACATCATATACATCAGTATATGCATTAGCAACAAGCATTGAATTTCAAAATGCAATAGGAACTGCTTTAAATATACAAACAGTACCTGCTAATTATTGTACAGGAATAACATTTACTGATTCAGTAAATTGTGCTCTTCCTAATAACTTAGATGCATATATAAAATCAGGAAGTGGTATTAGTGCTGTTGGTCAGCCTGTTACAATTATAACAAGTCCCGGAAGTAGTATAATAGGACTTCAGTTTCTTGCAATGCAATATGTAGATAACATAATAACTCCAACTCAAACTTTTTATGAGTATTATGAAACATTGTATGTAAATGCCACTTTTCAAGAAATAGCAAATCCACAAAGTTTACATAGTAATCGTGATTACGAGATTGGCATAGTTTATATGGATGAATTTAATAGAGCAACAACTGCTTTAGTTAGTCCAAATAATACTGAACACGTTCCTTGTGGATTTTCTTCTTATCAAAATTCTATACAAGTAACTATACCACCTACTCAATTACCTCCTGCTTGGGCAAAAAGATATAAGTTTGTTATTAAGCCTGATGAAGAAAATTATGAGACAATTTATTGTAGTATATACTTCCAAGACCCATTAACAAATAACGCATACCTTTTACTTGAAGGTGAAAATGCAAGAAAAACAGAGGTAGGTGATAGATTAATTGTAAAAGCTGATTCAAATGGAGCAATTTCTAGTTGTGTTTATACAACTGTGTTAGAGAAATCTGCTCAAACATCAAATTTTATTGAGATACCAAGTGAATTAGACCCTACTGTTTTTATACCTGTTCCTGCAGGAGTGTATATTAAAGTAAATCCAAATAGTTTTACTGTTGTTCAAGATGAATTAGCTGTTATTGCTCCCGGAAAAAAACTTGTAACTGCTCCAAGTCCTACATTTGCTCCCGGATATTTTCCAACACTTCATTATCCAATGAATATAACTAGAACAGCAGGATTTGATCCATTAAATCTTACTTGGATATATTCTGATTATACTGTTCCATCAGGAAGTAGGATTATTATGAGCATAAAACAATATAGAGTAGGGGTAGGTTGTAATTGTAATGAAAGGTCAAGTACATTAGAAAAAACTATAATAGCTTCTAGGAATTATGATAATATGTATGATTGGTGGATAGGAGATAATATTGATCAACTTTTAAACGATGCTATAGTAACTGCATCTTGTGGTAACACCCCTTCTGTAAATACATTTATTCCCGGACTTCTTAATCCAACTGCACCTACAGGAATAGGTACAAACTATTATCAATTTTATAGAAATACAACTACTAATGAGTTAGAATTAATGATTACAGGTACAGTAAGTTGTTATGGTATTGGATTTCCAAATAGTCGTGCTTCTAATGTTGAAGCAAATTTTACAGTATATCGTGCTGAAAATAATTTAATATTTGAAACAGAACCATCTGATGCTTTACCTGATGTATTTTTTGAAAATGAAATGTCATTTGCTATTACAGGTGGTAATCATATGGGTAATATTCAAAACCAAAATATAGGTACGAGTACACCTGCAATTGTTGATACTAAATTTTTTAACTGTTTTGCATTCGGAAATGGAGCAGAAAGTTATAAAATTCGTGACTCAATTATTGGTAGGTCTTTTAATTTTGGTAATAGAGTTACAAGTGTTTCTGCACAAGACTACAAAGCAACTGATAGATTCTCAGATATTACTTATAGTGGTGTATATAATGCTGAGTCAAATATAAATAAGCTAAATGAATTTAATCTAGGACTATTAAACTATAAAAACTTAGAGACATCATTTGGAGATATTTTTGTATTGGATGGTAGGCAAACTGATGTGCTTGTTTTACAAGAAGACAAGATATCATATGTATTATCGGGTAAGAATTTATTGTCAGATTCTACAGGTGGTGGTGCAGTAACCTCCGTTCCTGAAGTATTAGGTACTCAAATTGCTCGTACTGAGAAGTATGGCATTAGTTTTAATCCTGAGAGTTATATCCAATGGGGATACGATAGATATTTTACAGATGTAAAACGTGGTGTAGTTATCCAACTAAGAGGCGATTCAAGCTCAAATGACCAACTAAAGGTGGTATCTGAAATGAATATGAGGACTTGGTTTAGAGATACATTTAACGAGTCATTTAATACACAAAAACTTGGTGGGTTTGATCCATATATGAATGAATATGTTTTGTCAAACAATGACATAGCGTTACCATCTAATCCTCAATGTATAAACTGTGGTATTTCTCAAGTATTTAACTTGTCAACAGGAGAAGAAGAGATAAAACAAATGATTTATTGTGTTGATTTAGGTCCAACAATTGGATTGTCTGATATTGTTTATGGAGTTATAGCTATATCAGTAGGAGCTGAATTTGAGATAATTGTTGATTATAATGGCACTATTGATACCACAGGATTAGTAAATACTTCAGGCACTTTAACATTTGACAAAGACACTGTTTCGGTAGAAACTGCAACTATTACAATAAATTACACAGGAGATATTACATTAAGTGTTCTTGCTGATTGTTGTAATGCTGCTTCTTTAAGTATCGTGCAAATTGTTCTTACAAGTGATTCTAGTTCAGGAGATACAGTTCATACTCAATATAGGTTTGTAAGTGGAGCATTTGTTTCTCCATTGCAGTCAAGTTTTGTAATCTTTGCTGATGGGACTACTAATCCACTTGTTTCAAGGTACAATATAACAACAGACTTTGTTGGTACGGGAGGATTTCCACCTGCAGGAAGTGTAATGAGTTTAATTTCAAACCAATTTGCAACTGATACATTTGTATTTGATACAGCTAATGACAAATTTAAGTACCTTGTTTCAGACACTTTATATGCAAATACTACTGTTGATATAAATACTTTGTTAGGTTTAGCAACAACTGCAACACCTAATTTAGGTAGTGGATCATATAATTATGCAGACTTTACTGTTCCAACACTTGAAAATTATTTATATTTGATATGGGATTTCAGAAAATCAGTTCCTGTTACACTTTGTTATTCAGATATAGATTTAGATGACGTTTGTTGTAACTGTGGAGTAGCACCTTAAAAAAAACATATGGCAATAAGTTCATCATATTATATAAATGCACCCTCTCTTGGGTCAGCAACTGCTGTATTTACAGACAGTTCATTGTTAACGTGTGCTGCTGATGGGTTCTATTCAGATGGTGTTATATCAAGAGAACAAGTAGGTTGCGTATTGTTGCCACAACAAACTTGTCCATCTTGTGCTACACCTTGTGGTACGATTATATCAGCAAGTGGAGAGCAAGGAATTTATTTGCTTGACATAGAAACAGGAAACACAGGTGGTGATGTAGGTGCTGTTATAGTAAGATTTGAACCATACGGTGTACCTGATGGGATAAGAGCCACACTTGGGGTAAATGTCTATAATAAATTAACATCATCAGTAGATGGTTTACACGAAAGTACAAATGCAGGATCGTTTACATTTGTAGGTGAAATAGGGTCTGATTGCGGAATATCAGGAACAACTTACCCTGCTTTAACTGAATATTTATACAATGGTACATCATTTGTTGCAACAGGAGGCACTCAAAGTGTAACTGTCGCACCGGGAGATGTATCTTTAGGAGCAACAGCTCCTGGAAATTGCTTAATGGTTATACCAAAAACTACAGCATCTCCTTCAATAATTAATTTTGAGGTAGTTGGTCCTTGTAGTGGAACAGCTTGGGACATATCAGTAGCTTGTCCTGTATTACTTACAGGATTTAGTTCAAGTGTAATGGCTGCTAGTTCAGCAGCAGCTTGTTTACTATCTGAAACAGTTACTTATTATAATGCATCATTGGCAAATACTCCGGGCACTATTGGGTTATATGACTTTGTATATTTAGATGCTTATGGCTCTACTCAATTACCTGCAGGATTTTACCTTGCCACAGGGTCAATAACAGGTGGGAATGATTGGTTTGAAGTAGATGCTGATGGAGTTGTAATTAGTTTAGGAGTTTGTACACCACCTGCTGTAACAACATTTACAGGAGACTTTACTTTATGTGTACAGGCAGGAGCTACTGCAGATTACAGAGCACAGGACGGAAGTGCTACTTCAGGACACTTTACAACAACAGCTACCATAATAGCTCCTAATTGCAGTGGACCTGTTAATGTTAGTGGAACTTTAACATCTGCACAAGGACCGTTAATAATTTTAGTTCCATCTGTTCCTAGTGGAAGCACAGCTACAATTGTTGCGCAGGGTATTGGAGCTACCAATGCTGTTATTACAACAGGTGTGGTAAGTGGTATTTTACGAATTATAATAACACCAAATAGCTATCCTTCAACTGTTACATTAAATGGAACATTAACTGTTACGTTCCCATAAATAATAAATAAAAATGGCAAATTATACATTGACATATAGTGATATGGTTGGAGGATGGGTATCTTTTTACTCATACTACCCTGATTGGATGATTGGAATGAACAACTATTTCTATACTTTTAAAGGAGGAAATATATATAGGCACAATGTAAATGCTCAAAGAAATACATTTTATGGTGAATTTACTCCTAGTACTCTACAAAGTGTATTAAATACGGCTCCTTTAGAGAACAAATTATTTAAAACCATTAATCTTCAAGGAGATTCAATATGGAGTGTTACATTAGAAACAGACCTACAATACTCAGGGTATATAGAAAGTGCTTGGTTTGTAAAGAAAGAAGCCTCTTATTTTGCATTTATAAGGAACAACTCAGTAGGTGAACTTGCTCTTAGGAGCGTGAATGGTATAGGTAGAAGCTATCAAGTTACAGGAAGTGGAGTAGCAGTAGTAGTTAAATTCTCTGTTTCACCATTGATTTCTATAGGAAATATAATAAGTGTAGGAGATTACCTATACTTCTCATTGCCTCCTTATACTGCCCCTGTATTAGCAGGAAAGGTTACCTTAATTACAGTTGACCTTCCAAGTGGTGTAAACCAATTAACTATTGATACGACCATTCCGGGAACAACCCCAATACCTATTCAAGATGCGTTTTTCTTATATATTAAAAACTCAGTAGCCGAGTCTCACGGAGTACTTGGTCACTACTGTACATTTAGTATTGAGAATACATCAAGTAGCAAAATTGAGCTATTTGCAGTGCAATCAGAAGTAATGAAAAGTTTTCCTTAAATTTGTGATAATATGGGGTTAAATATACGAGAACTAAACGAAAATGATTACGATGAAATTCTTGTAGGATGGTGGAAACAGTGGGGATGGGAACCTCCTAAAAGAGATTTCCTTCCAAATGATGGTAAAGGTGGTGTTATAGTGTATGATGAAGATGTTCCCGTTTGTGCAGGGTTTATGTACATAACCAACTCAAAAGCAGCGTGGGTAGATTGGATAATATCAAACAAGGAATACACAAAAAAACCACAAAGAAAGGATGCCATTAAGTTATTGGTATCAGCACTTACAGATATTTGTGAAAAATCAGGAAATAAATATATATACGCATTAATTAAAAATGAGAGTCTTATAAATACATACCAAGATTTAGGGTATGTGCAAGGAAGTACTTACACAAAGGAAATGATAAAAATCTTATAATATGGCAGTCACAACAGCAGCAGTAATAGGTATAGTAGCAGCAGCAGGTTCAAGCACTATGTCCTTTGTACAAGCAGGTAATCAAAAGAAAGCACAACGTCAAGCTGAAGCAGATGCTGATAGAGCTATGCAAGCAGCTAGGCAAAAACTTGAAATAAATTATTATGACACATTAGCTGTACAAAAAGAACCGTATGAGTTAGAAAGAGAGGCACTATTAGCACAAGGAGCACAGGCTATACAAGCAGGTGTAGAAAGTGAAAGAGGTGTAGCAGCAACTGCAGGAAGAATACAAATGAGTATGAATGATGCACAAGCAGGTGTAAGGTCTGCAATGGGTCAAGAGTTAAGTAATCTTGAAAAGATAAAGGTTCAAGAAGATAGTAGACTCCG